CAAACAATAATTGATTCACTCTTAAAATAACTGGAGGCCATACCATGACAGAATTAACAAAACAAAATATTTATGACTGGTTAGGCTCTGACAACACCGAAGCCCAAGCCGTTGAGATCATCCAAGATTTAGCCAATGGGAATTATGATATTGAAGCCCTGAAAAGTGATATCTCAGGATATCAAGATAATTTGAAGCCATAACCCATGATGATATTTGTCAAACTTGTGAGACTATCGCTAAAAAATTGAACTTAACTATCGGGGCAAAACATGCACGTTTACAGCAAAGACATTAACAATAAAAGAATAGTTCTAACTGAAGTAAAAGGCATTTGGAAACTGACTGTAATTAATAGATCAAGTAATAATTATACAACATCAAAAGTATATGGAAAGGATGAAAAAAAGGCCCGGGCAGAATATAAACAGAAAATAAAAGATAATTCTTAAAAGCTTGAGGAAATAAGCGCACCTGCTTATTTCTTAAACTTTTTAATAATAACAGGAGACATAAAATGAAATATACAGAACTAAAAGCAAAGCATTCGGCCGAAGTAAACAACTTCCCCATGGCCTTCTCTTTCTCAGACGATCAGCTTGTTAAGGCTTTGAAAAAATTAAATGTAAAACGTGAAAACATGGAGGCGGAACTTATGGGCCTTGACGGTGGCGGAATGATCCGAAAAACGGACGTAGAAGCTTTTGACAACATGTTTGCAAGACACCGGACAGAACGGGCCGAAGCCTTTAAAGACGACGAATTTTTAATTAATGCGATTAATTACGAGCTGGGAAATCATGAATTTATTATAACTTATGACCCACAGCCAGTAATTGACGCGCTCAACCTTGATATTGAAGACGAACGGGTTTTGAAATGTTTTTGTATTGCAAGAAAAAAATATCTGGAATGGCAGGAAGAACACGGCTGTTTTGCATAACTTTTTAAACTTTTTAGGAAATAGGCTTAAGGGCTTATTTCTTAAGATGTTTAAATAATAATATCAATTACTTGAAAGGTGCATTATGAAAACCTACGCAGATTTAGAAACCGCTTTAATGCTCGAATTAAAAATTTGGTTTAAAAGACAGTGCTTGCTTCCTTCTGAAAGTTTTTATCTTTATTATCAAGAGAAAACATCAGAACATAACGGGGGAATTATTATTTTAGTGGATCCGCCGGCAAATAAAAACTATCGCCTTGCCTCTGCTGAAAGAATTAACAAAGGCGCAACAATTGAACAGAATTCTAATTACTTCCGCAATTCAATACTTGGTGGACTTCCGGTATTAGGATAAACAATTATTAATCATTAACAAAGGGATTAAACAAATGAAATTAGATTATAAGTATATTTTAAATCAAACTACTTTAGTAGGGAATGGTGATTGTGGACATTCTTTTTATGATTCTATTATTGAAGTATGCCGACTATTGTTTAAAAATGTAACCTACAAAGACGGGCTTATAACTTCTAAAACAAAACTTGGAAAACTCCGTATTATTTGCAGCTTTAACGAGCCTAAAGTATATATTGATATTTCTAATTGTTGGTGTCAAGAAAGTCAGTTAAATTCTTCAAATATAAGATTTTTAAATTATGAATCTTGTTGCAACTTCCTGGACGGAGTAAAGGACCTTGAAGATATTATTGTTAAAAACGAAGGATAATAAACAATTAAACAGGAGCTAAAAACATGAAAAAATTTAACACTATAAACACAAAAGAACAAAATAATATAATTTATGACCTTTGTTTGTTACATGATAAGTTAAACGAAATTAAAAGGAGCGACAAGCTATTAACGCCAGCCGTTGAAAAGCTTATTATTGACATGCAGAATGAAATTAAAGATAGAATCCGCCTTGCAGCAAGATTAATAAAAGAACTTAACGCCAAATAAACAATTAACTCGGAGGCTTAAAAATGAAAACCTGCACCTTGTCAGAAGAGACACAAAAAGAGCTTTACGACGTATTAGTACAAATTGAAAAAATACGGAGAGTTGAACACATTTAACTATAAAATCATACGAGAGGACAAGCCATGGCCGATACAGCTAAAGTTATTTTAATCGAGGGAAACCCACATAATAAAATTCCCAGGTGGATCAATTGCAGTTTGCAGAACTTCAGACAATGAGTATTGGGCGCATATCGAAGTAAATCACAAAGACGGGCCAAACGGTCAGATCCTTGAAGACGATCACCGGCAGAGCAAGAACGGGGAAGTCGTCACAAGCCGGGTTGATTACAACTATCCTCATACAGACATTCCGGCCATTCAGTACCATGAAAACATAAACCACATAGCCGTCCGGATCAAGACGAAAGGAGGCAAGTAGTATGGACACGATAACCAGAAAATATAATCTTTACCAGTATCAGGAGCTTTCAGAACAGGCCAAACAGAAGGTGCAGCAGATGTTTGGCGAGGATCCGATTGATGAAACGAGCATGCTGACAGAAGACTTTAAAATGTTACTTGAACAGGATAACCCGTATTTTACAAACCCAGAATTTCAGTGGAGTTTGGGCCATTGCCAGGGAGACGGATTGAGCTTTTCCTGTGATGTTGATGTTTTAGCGTTTGTAAAGGCAGAACTGGAAAGCATTAAAAAACCTAGTGTGCAGAATGTGATTTCTAACTATTTAACAATCAGGTCAACGGGGAATAAAGGCCGATATTGTTACGCATCAAAGAACGATATTGATTTTGATTTTGAGACAGATGTCGGTGGGAACATAGAGCAGGTTTTTGATTCTGTAATTAAAGCCGTACAGGATAAGTATATGGATCTTTGTGCTAAATTCGAGAAAAGCGGTTATGAGCAATATGCTTACAGGTATTCCGACGAGAACGCACAGGAAATGTCTGAGGGGAATGATTACACTTACCTTGAAGACGGAACGATGTTTAACAAAGAGGAAGGAGATACACCGAGCAATGGTTGAATATACAACAGTACCCATGGACGACGGGACGGACGATTTTATTTTGCAGTGTAACAACTGCGGAGCATTTAAACTGAATGCAGGAAGTGGATCCGAAATCGAACACCACAAGACCTGCAAACCTAACGACGATGACTGGACGGAAGGAGCAGGCGAGTCATGGTAAAGAAGTAAACAGAGACATTAACCCATAATTTTAAAAACGGAGACAGTATCATGGCACAAAAAAAAGTAGTTAAATCACCAGCGATCAAAATCCAATTTATGAACCTTATTTTAGTGGGAGATTCCCCGTTGGTTTGTCATGCTTGGAGCGAAAAGGCAAAGAAAATAATGGCAGACGACCAGGACCCCGAAAAGGTCAAGCCTCCAAGAACAAAAAGAGACAAAATAGCAGAATATCAGGCGAGCATGTATCATCTTCCGAACGGAAAACATGGTTTCCCGTCAATTGCTTTTAAATCTTCCGCCGTCCGAGCAGCAAAGAACGTGGAAGGGATGACCATGGCCGACACCAGAAACGCTTTTCATGTTCAGGGGGAACTGGTAGAGATAAAAGGAAAACCGGAAATGCGTGAGGATATGATCCGCGTTAAAACTGGCGGAGCAGATTTGCGCTATCGTGGAGGTTTTAACGAATGGGAGGTTGAGATTACCGTCCGGTTTAATTCTTCAGTTATTAGCGCAGAAAAGATTGTGAACCTGTTTAATCTTGCAGGGTTTGGCGTAGGTGTTGGAGAATACAGACCAGAAAAAAACGGATCTTGGGGCTTATTTCATGTTAAAACGGAGAAGGAATAATGGAATATGACTGGAAATACGGCTCAAGAATCTCCGGTAATGCGAGTGTTGTTGGCGGTCAGATTGAATCTATACGTCAAAAAAAGGGCGGTTTTGTTGGTGCTAGAGACGTTTTGCAGAGTGCAAAGAGAAAAACATCTCCCCTGCACGAATATTTTGAATGGGACGATGGTTTGGCTGCTGATGAATATCGGTTAGTTCAGGCAAGAGAATTGCTGCGAGCTATTGTTATTGTCAGGGAAGATGTTACTGTTCGAGGATTTGTAAACGTCCAAATTGAAGACGATCTAACTTATACCAGTATTGACTTTGCTTTGTCAGATGCGGAGTTGAGGTTACAAGTTATAAATAAAGCAAAAAAAGAAATGATATCATGGCATCAAAGGTATAAAGATTTAGTAGAGTTTAATCCCATTCATGAAGCTATTGCGAGGTTTGCAGACTAGGCAGGCGTGGACTGGCGGGGCGGGGCATGGTCAGGCCCGGCGCGGAATGGCTTGGCAGGCATGGCCAGGCGCGGTGAGGCAAGGCGAGGTGAGTGGGGCGAGGCATGGCAGGCGTGGTCAGGTCTGGTTTGGCATCGCTGGGCGAGGCGAGGTATGGCGGGGCAGGCTGGGCGCGGCAAGGTTCGGCGGGGAGAGGCAAGGCGTGGCAGGGCAGGGCAGGTTAGGCGTGGCGAGGCAGGGCAGGGCACGGCAGGCTAGGCGTGGCGAGGTTTGGCTTTGCAAGGTCAGGCATGGCAGGGCGAGGCAGGCAGGGAAATCTATAACGAAAGGAGGAACAAAGTGACTAATGCAATTATTTACGCGAGGTTTTCTCCGCGCAGAAACGCTGAAACTTCAGACTCAAACGAGATCCAGAAGGCATATTGTGAACAGCATGCTCATGACAAAAAATACACTGTGGCCGGTTTTCATGAGGACAAGGCCCTTTCCGGATCCGACGCAGATCGTCCGGCTTTGTGGGCCGCCCTGGAGCAATTAGAAAAGGGCTCCGTCTTGCTGGTTTATAAGCTCGACAGACTGGCCAGAAACGTCTATCTGATGGAATTAATAAAGCAGGCAGTGAAAACCTGCGGCGCAAGGATTGAAGCCGTTGAGGGCGATGTTGAAGGCGATACGGCTGAATCTGTGCTGATTAGACAGATACTTTCTAGTATATCGGAGTATGAACGCAAGATCATAGCCTTAAGGACTAAATTTGCAATGCAGCAACATCAGCGAAACGGAAAGAGAATGGGTAGGTTTCCGCCTTATGGTTTCCAGATCGATCCGGAAGACAATACCATGCTCATCCCGGTTGAACTAGAGCAAAAGGCAATCGTCCGGATCTGGGCGATGAAGGCCGAAGGATATGAGACTATGCAGATTGCCAGAAAGATGAACCATGAGAAGTTGCATAAGACCCGGAACGGAAATCGCTGGGCCAGAAAACAAATTGATAAAATCTTAAGTAATCACAAACAAATAAAAGGAGACAGTAAATGAACAAGAATCCAATAGATAGTTCAGTAATTGCAAAAAGGCTAGCAACTGCGCTGGACAGAACTCAAAAGGATATTGAATCCTATTTTGACCGGGTTAAACAGGGGGCAACTGATATTATCCGGGAGAATGTAGCCGACGCAATAAGGAGTAAAACCTTGACAGAAGATATCGCAAAGCATGTCGATAAAAATGTTTCTTTTGTTGTCGCTAAACACTTCAGGCAAAAGGACTTCAAAGGGGATCTTGACAGGAAAATTGAATCTATTGTTGGAGAAGAATTCAGCGCTTTTATTAATAAGTCTGTAAAGGAGGTTTTTGAGGACTATTTCCGTGAGAACATCAGGGTTATGATACAGGACTCAATAGAAAAACAAACAGACTATGTTATTGAGACGACTAAAAAGATTGCCTTAACAACTTTTACTGACGCTATATCGACAAGAGTTAAAGAGCAGTTTAATGATGTGGCTTGTAAACATGTCATTACAAAAAAGATCGACGAGCTGATGGGAGCTCTTGGGAAAAGTCACGTTAAGCGGCTTTTAGAGACTGAGCTTGAGCACAGGGAAGGGGAAAGCGACAAGCATTAATATTTTTGTTCCCTCTATACTTACACTACTCATACACCATTGTGGTGTATGCAGTGGTGTATCTGTATCCTGCCGTTTTTGCATGGTTTTCCTTCCAGACACACCATTACCTACACCTATACTTACACTACGACTTACACTACTATTTTTCTTCTATAATCTGAACAATACTCTTTAAAACGTCCAGTGGTACCTCTGACCCGTGAGCAGCAACATGCGCTATGGATTCTGGCTCTCCCATCGAGGGATGTAACGTGGCTACTCTTAGCTTTTTCTTTTTGGTGATTTCATCTTGAGTGATAACAAATCCGGTCGTGGTTGCAAAATTGGTTGTAAATGTGGCGTGAAGAACTTTCATGTTATTTCTGTCTTTCTATTGTTAATTCAACCCTTGACGTCTTCTTGTCGATAAAAAACTCTGCCGGCAACGTGGTTAAATGTTCCGAATCGTCGTCTACCAGTAGGTTTGCGTCAACCAACCCGTCATATGTCGGCTTTAACATTGCCAGATGGTTAATGTCGTCACGTCGGCGCTTTTGCTTGTGATAGAATTTCGCCTTGATCGTAGCTCTCCGCCATGGCCCGGAACTGATCCCTTCACGTTCTGCAGCTTCCATGGCCAGTCTCCGGGACTTCTTTGTTACTGCAGCTCGTTTCATCCTACCGCCAATAGATCCGCACACGGTATTTGGAGACAATATCGCAGGTGGAAGCGGTAGGATTATAACGACGGTTTCTTTGGTAAATTTACTTTTTACTTTCATTAACCTGTGCTATGTGGTCGTTGTAAGAAGTGTAGGGGACAAATACTGAAGAAATCGAGCTGATTGGTTTTTCATATATCCAACCGCCAGGGACGCGATGAATAATTAGTGCGTTCGGCTCTTTCCCTGGCATTTTCATAATTTTAACTTCATGTAGCTTCATGTCGTAAACAGTGTACGGCTCATCCCCGAAGGAATCTTCATACTCAATAACTCTTTTCTCTGTCATCATCTTCTCCTTTTTTCGGCCTAGGCCAAGTATTCTGTTAGCGATCTTTTCTTTTTTCCAATCGACCGGACCGCCTTCGTCGTCGAATGGATCGTGAATATCTTTAAAAAGTGAATGGTCCATATCAGTAATTTGGGATCGTTACATTAATCGTGAAAGTGTATTTAATCTCATTGTTAGCAAGTATCTTAGCTTTCATTTTAGAGTCGTCCATTACCTTCTTTGCCATTTGTCTTTTTATGCCAGCCTTGACCATTTTCTGTAAGATAGCTATTTCGTGAATGTTCTTCCTGGTAAAGTACGCCGGGGATCCTGCTTTCGGGGCTGGGATCTCTGGCGTGATTAGCCCAGCGAATACCCAGCCGGTAAGTGTCATATATTTAAGATCGAGCATTTTGCAAACTTCACCTTTTTGCCATAAGGGATCTTTCATTTATTGTCCTTTCTGTTTAATGGATGACAGATAGAATTACAACCATGCCAATCAAGATTACGCTTAGAGATGTCGCCCATAGTTTCGATAAACTTAACAATCATTTCTGCCATCAAATAATCTGGCATATCAAAATCATTCTCAACATTATACTTATTTATTAATTTTTGTAAGTCTACTTGAAAAGCTACTGAAGCCATTACACCACCCCCCTATTCAGGTTCTTGTTTTGTTTCTTCCAATCCATACGGGTATGCCCAGACCATCAAGGCGCGTTTCCCCGGTTTTGTTCCGATTACAACATGTTTTTGTTCTTGTAAATCAGCTAAATGGTCGTCGCGTTGACGTTTGCTGTGTTTCGGGGTTTTTTGTGCAAGTACACTTTTCGGGATCCCTTTTGCTCCGGCCTTTTTAATATGGCTAAATATTCTCAGTTTGTCTTTTTCGTAAACACTTTCTACGACATGGTTCTCTACCATATTCACAGTTCTGGTCAGGAGTGCATTTGCCAGTTGACACGCCCAATCAGCGTGCATATCTGAGATCTCGGGATTGTCGAATCTATCCCCTGCAGCGACATTAAGCGCAAGCCGGCGAGCGTTCTCCCCGGACTTTAACCATAATTTATCAACACCTTTATTCTGGTTCTGTCTGGCCATTCGGTCTGACGCTAGTTCAAAATCCATAAAGCATTCATGGGCCTGCGCGTTTGTAGGGATTACTGCCGGGAATATGCCCGTTGCCGCGTCGATGTCCGGAGTTCCTGCAGGGGCCATAATTGATCTTGTCCACCATGCCTGCAGCTGAGTGACCAGATGCTCTGGAACAGGTTTTGTTTCGTGTTCTTTCCATCTTTTAGCTGGATTTGTGTTTGATATAAATATCAACACACGACCCAGCCATCCGTCCTCGATCTCTGCAGGACTGATACCCTCGCAAAGCTTTTCAGGTGTCGTCGTACCATATAGGCAGCAACATGGTTGAACGATAACCTTGCGCTCCTGTTTTGCATATTCTTTGCCATAATATGTCGATTTCGCACATGAATAAAGTTTCATTAATATCGGGACAATAGATGCTAAATGTGGATTAACTCCGCCAGAAGCCTTGATGCTACCCATCATGTGGCCAATTTCATCCATGGGGAAATATATCGAAGGAGATTCTGTCAGGCGTGATTCGATCGCTGCATCTCCAGTGACACTTTCTCCGCCCAAAATTGCGTGAATCCCTGCGGTTTCTATCAGTCTTTTAATCTGATCTCTGGCGTGCTCCTTCCCTGCGCTGGAAGGAGCGACACCCATTGCGTACAGGTTTGTCCGATTGTTCCATTGATCTCTGACCTTCTGTCCGAATAGTGCTCCACAGAAAGGCAGGACAGCCCCAAGAGTGAGTAAAGGTTGATCTTTTAAAGCAGTTGCGTTGATCCATGCACAAATGTCTCCAATTAAGCCTGGCGGTTTCAATAACCATTCAGGGAATGCTTCTTCAGGTTTTATCTCGGAAACTGATTCAATTCTGGGTTCGTTTTTTACTTCTTTTTTCACACTGGCCAATAATCCAGCTGCCAGTTTTCCGCCATAGTCCATGAGTTCCTCATCGTCTGGCCTTAACCCGTATTCTTCTAATAACCAGCCTGCAGGTTTCTTCCCGGGCGTTTTCTTAGCTTCATGTACTTTTCTCTCGAAGTCTTTCCGTTCCTTTTGTGGATCCCATGGCGGATTGCACATGGGATTGTATACGCTCCATAACAGCTGGATTGCCGTACCCTCATCGAGTTCAAAACCAACTACCAAAGAGCGAGCGGCCCATAATAGAGCCTCATGGCCGTCCTGTCCCTGATTTGCCGGCGCACATTTCTTCAGGTACAGTTTCGCTCTGTCAATAATGTCTGTTTTGGGAAGATTTACTTTGTTTATTATTTCCCTGGGCTTTTCCCATGGTAATGCCGGTGCTTCTTTTTCTGGCTTCAGATGTTCCGGATATTCTGCCAGCTCGACATCATCAGGGCCATGTTTCGGCATCCATTGATACTTCTTCCCGTTTGGATGCGTGGACGGGGTTAGAATAATATAATAGCCGTCACCCCGGATATCGATTCCGTTCCGGAAGTTGTTTCTATTTGCAGGAGGATCGTCTGATTTAAACAGATAATGCGCTCCGCCTCTCGGTGTGATCTGAACGGCTGTTTTTGGCATGGTTTCGGAGAATTCTTCGAGAGATTCAAACCCGTCCTCACCTTTCTCTGGGTCATAGTCGATATCGACGGTATAAACTCCGGAAGCTTCACCACAGGCAAGTCCGATATTTGCCTCTGGCCATCTTTGCCACCAGGCGCGAATGGTTTTTTCGTCGGTCGTTGCGTCTCTGCAGCCATGTTTTGTCAGCGGTGTTTTGACTTTAGCTCCACATGGGAAGATGTGCCAGCCTCTTTGCGAGTAGTTCAGTGCGTGATTAATCATTTAAGCTATACCCTATTATTTCAGCGTTTTTCCCGCGCTGCCGCACGGTGATTGTTCGGGTTCTGTCGTTGATCCATTGTGGTAAAAACATGTCCTGTAGTGCTTCTCTTACAGTTATTGTATCCCAACTAGAAAAGCCCCTAGCTCTCCACCATTGCCGAGCTTGTCGTTCGGCATATCCACCATGATCCAAACAGATCCATTCTCTAAACGTGCTGATCCCGCATCGATATTGCACCCGGAGACTATCAGGTTTTTCTGGCTTAATATGCCGATGAACAGTGACGGCATCAACTAAGAGAGTTTCTGGTTCGCTACCCAAGATATTCTTATTACTGTGTTTTGCTTCGTTAAGTCTTCTTTCTCCTTCTTCAGATTCAAGCCTTTCAATTTCCTTTTTAGGGATCACCCAACCACAATGAGGGCATTCCCCAATAGCACGACTAAAGGTATCACCACAGTCTTTGCACTCGATTATTTTAACCACTCCAGCGTCCAGGCAATCAATTGGCCCATGCTCTTCAATACACCCAGCATAGTCAAGCACTAGACAATCCTCTTTCCCGGGATGCGTCCGCAGACCACGCCCGACCATCTGCATATAGAGCCCTTTTGACAGCGTAGGGCGAAATAGGGCAACACAATCCACCTGCTTTGCATTAAACCCTTCGGTATAAACATTGATGTTACAGATAGCTTTAATCCTACCGGCCTTAAATTCATCTGCTATGCGATCGCGTTCTGAGGCCGGAGTTTTTGCCGTCACAACCGGAGCGTGGAGCCCGTATTTTCGAAGTTCTTGGGACACGGCTTTGCAATGGCTAATGTCAACACAAAAGAAAATAATGTTTTTCCGTTTTTCAGCCATGATGGTCTGCATCGAGGATTGGACAGCCACAGCGACAACATCGCTTTTATCAACTGCCTCGGCCAGTGATTTTATGATATAGTCACCGCCCGAGTTCCGCTTTACTTCTGTTAGGTCGGGTTGAGCGTCACCGATTTTAGATCTCAGCCTGCAGAGATATCCACCCTCGATCAGATCCCCGACATTAGCCTCATAACAGACGTGATGTAAAATGTGGTCCTTATGACAAATTGGGCCACATCCCATCCGGTAAGGTGTCGCAGTAAACCCGACAATTCTCAGGTTTTTGTTAAGGCTCCGGCAACCTTTAATAAACTTCCGATATTTACCTTCCCCTTTGGCCGGTATCCTATGAGCCTCATCAATAATGATGCAATCGAAAGGTGCGAAGTTCCCCCATCTTCTGTGAATGCTGTCAATACTGGCATAAGTAACAGAATGATCTTCATCTCGTTTTCTTAGCCCTGCAGAGTAGATCCCAATATCCCCACCGGGCCAGACTTCCATCAACTCTTCAGCGTTTTGTTTAACCAGTTCTTTCCTGTGGGCTAAGATACAAACACGGAAAGCAGGATAGTCAGCTTTCCATCTCTGAATCGCCCACGCCATCATTAAAGACTTGCCTCCGCCGGTTGGGATTACTACGCAAGGATTCGACTCATAGATACAAATATGGTGATGCAGCGCACTTATTCCGTCCTCTTGAAAAGGATAGGGTTGTAGAATACTACTATTTGCCGTCGCAGGGAACAGTGTCATTTACTTTATTTCGTCTACCTTCCTATACCGCTTCTTAGTTGCTTTAGTTACGCTCCGCAAACTTGAAAAAGACCTCTTTGTTGAAGCTTTGGCTTTCCCTACTACCTTCCTCCCGGCCTGTTTAAGCCTCTTAAGGCCCTTCTTTAATTCTGCTTGTCGTCTTGTCATTTCACTCATGTTTTTGCCCTTTCCTTTCGTACTTATTCCTTCTTCTTTTTAGACTTTTTAGACTTTTGTTCAGTCATTTCTTTAATCTTGAACTCATACTTGTAAGGAGAAAGCGCAATGAACTTTTCTGCTAGTTCCTTAGTCTCAAACCTTTTCTCCATTTGTGTTTTTATTAATGTTCCGTGTGCGACTAAACATTTCGAGTTACCGCCCGGATTGTATTCGTCCATCTTGTACCCGGGACATGGTGTTGATATCCACGTTGTCACTATCCAAACTACCATAAAAAACTTTGTCATGATTTCCTCCTATACTATTAGTTTAATATTGGGTTTCGTTCTTGCCTAAAAAATATAATTGTTTCATTGTCTTTAATCTCAACTAGTTGATAATACGGGTAGAATCCATAGTAATCATCCATTGGCTGCACCTGATATTTGTCGTTTTTCAGTCCACCTATAAGATATCGACAATCGTCTCCGGTCTGAACATAAAGAGAAATTTCTTCAAACTGGCTACATTTTTTTTCCTTTATTTCTACCTGAATGCCAGTGCAGTTACCTCCAGTAATAGTCCCGGTAATAGTCCCGGTCTGTGCTCCAGAGTTCTTTGCAACAAAGATTAGAGGGGTCAGGCATCCAATCGTAAAAAATATTACTATTGTCCATACTTTTTTGCTCATTTTAAACCTCCACTGGCCGTTCATGTGACAAGCACCCTTTAAGTAACTTTAATTGTCTGTCTGTGGAGAAGTCTGCAGGGATATATTCATTAGAAGGCAGTTCTTCGCTTAACAGTTCCATCCGCTGATATCCTTCTGCAGTTAGCTCTGAGCAAAAAATGCTGGTCAGGTCTTCGGTGTTCATACCACCCCAGCCGTCATACATCGCTTTAAGAAGCTCAATAGTGTCCTTCTCATACGGCAGGCCAACAACTTCGTTTCTGAAGTTTTTTAGAGCCATACGCATCCCGTAGGTTCTCTCAACTTCCAAGTGCCGGATTGCAACTTCTCCATTATAGCGTCTGATCCGCTCTCTTAATGGCCCTACCTGGACACCCCTTGTCTCAAGGCCAGACTCAATGTCAGCGACGTTACTCATAATAGTTGATTCAAAAATCAGTTTCATGTCGTACTCTGGGAGGCTCATAGCTATCCCAACATGCGACCATTTACTACCGGAACGCTTCCGGATCTGCTCACTAAAGAATCCTTTTCCAGAGAACAGCACGATATCTCCTGTTTGAATATCCTTTCTCATTAGATGGTACTTCACGACGGTTCCTCCTTCCCTAGTTTAAACCCGATCTCGTTAGCTTTAAACTTCTTTGTGGCAGGGTCAATTTCAACACCCTTAAGAACAAATTCTATGTCTCTAGTCACTACACCGTTAGCTACCGCTATACAGTCTCTCAAGACATCGGTCAGGGTCTTCATAATTTCCATGGTTCCTCCTTATTTGTTTGGTCCTGTTAATTCTAGTATCCATGCTGTTTGTGAGCATTTAACAATAACGGCAACACGCCGTCCCTTGATCTCTTTCGCCATATATTTGCCGTCATGCTGTGTTGCTGTTGGATTCACGTTTGCCAGAGATTCGTTATAAAACGATTCCCACGCCTTATTGAGCATAGACGCTGGCCCGCTCCACTTCTGGACGCTCAAATCACTCTCGTACCGCTCCATAACATTGCCAATCGGCACTCCACCATAAACGACCTCAGATCCCGAAAACTCTTCCTTGATTATTTGAGTTTTGTCGTTGAGACTTGAAGGAGTACAGGCCATAAGTTCTTTTGTGCTCCATTTTCCATCACCGTCGCCGTTTACCCAAATTGATCCATCCTTATTTGTGAATTCAATGCTGTTGTCTGTTGAGTCTGTTGGTTTTGCGAAGTGGATCAGGTCTGGCAGAACGATGTGATGAGGGCAGGCTTCAAGCTGTTTTTCGCGTGAAATTGTCGCTCCGGTATAGTTACAGCTCCAGCGTCCATGGTCCGTGTCCGTTTCGGGAGTAGAATGGCAACATTGCCTGCAGGAAATGTACGGTACCGGCAAAGCTTTTAAGGATTCCCCCCAACATAAATCGGAGGCAGGACAAAACCTGCAGGTAAATGTTCCGGGTTTTGAAACACATCTTTCTGGAGCATGTCTGGCTAGAATTATCCGACGGGCCTTCGCTATTAGTTCGTTAGATTCCCGTCCACTATAATGAATCCGCTCGGTGTAAAGTTCATCGGTGTTTTTGTTTACAGCCATATACAAGGCACGCTTCATGCCCGTCTTATGCATATACATTTGCATCTGAGCATAGTGCTTGAAGAATCCGACCTTAACGCCTTTTTTCTTCAGGATCTTAAAATATTTGTCGTTGTGGGTTTTGCCTTCGAATACATGCCAAGTTTTAGGAGCTTCAGGAATACCTAAGCAGCAACCGTCCATATGACCGCTAAAATGACCGCTGACATCCGACATACCAAACTGTTCACCTTTGTCATCAACGTCGTGAACGGTTACGCCTATAGACCTTAGATCCCTTACCATCCGGCCTTCCTGCAGGTGTCCTGTCTCAAACAACCTGTAAAGTCTGCCAGGGAAATTCTCTTGTACGCAATCGTTAAAATCGTACCAGAGATAACGATCACACTCATGGCCAATGATACTGGCCCCCAGATATCCCCTTGGAGGCTCAGTATCGCCATCAACCTTAAGGCTAATATATATGGCCGTGACTGTTTGTGAATCAGTTGGGAGACAGGAACTAATATCTCCCATTACTTAATCACTAATATTTTTTCACGTTTTGGAAGGCATGCACCTTCAACCGCAATCCCAGCTTTGAGATCGGCGCGAATGTCGTCGGTCAAGACCTTGGTTGTGGTTACTTCTTTAAGGTATTTCCTAGCCAAATCCGGCACGCCTTCGCTGTCCACTTCGGCAAAAATATCAATCGGTGCTTTCCCTCCGGGGTTCTGGACGTTCAAGGTATGTTTTGTGGTTTTGACTTTTGGGATGTTTGAGGATTCCATGGCATGTTTTAATAACTCTTTGACTTTATCAGCCTTTGCAGAAAACTGCTTCGCCATGGCCTGCAGCCTTCCAGCCTCAAGCTTGAGAGTTTTTTCCTGAGCGATAGCATCTTTGATTATATAAACAAACTCATCAGCTCTTTCGGCCAAGTTCTCTTTGATATCGTCATAAAACGATTTCAAAGCGTCCTGAACGGCCGCGGAAGGGCCTTCGGCCTCACCTTGAACACCAGAGGCCAATGTTTCATTCTGCTCTTCAGTATAGAGGTCCCATGCGCTTGCAAAGCTGTCGGGGGTTCCGAACGATGTCAGCTCGGGCTTAACTAATTTCAATGCTGTGTTCATAAGGTGGTCTCTCTTCTATCGCTCCCATGGCGGTTTAGTTTTGGTTGATGACGTAGTTGCTGGTTTGATGGTTTTTTTTGCCTGAGGCTTTGCCTTTGTGGTCCCACTGTCTGGCTCAGTACCAGCAGTCGCTTCTTTTTCTTCTTTTTCTTCTTCTGCTTCTACTTCCTGATCCGGGTTAGCTGGCTTGTACGTCCGGACTTCGTTCTCAGCTTCACGATCACCGTCACCAGCCTTAACTTTGAGCTTGACGATAATTATTTTCTCGATCAGTTCCTGGCTGTCGGTAATCGCAGCCAAGCCAAGGGCCTGCCCAAGAGCGGCCAGTTGCTTAATGCCAATCTCAACGCATTTCGAATTTGGGTTGCTAAGGTTAATGTTATCAAAGACTTTCCGGCCCTCATATTCTTCTCCAATAACAGAAAGCTGAAGTTTGAGATATGATCCATCGCCTTTTTTAGTCTCTTTTACTTCTGCTTTCTCGATGAACATGTGGTATTCACCAGGAGGCAAAGGTTTAAAGTCTTCTGTCTTTTCATGCTGGCCTGGCTCGAAAGCGTTCCCACCATAACTATCTGAAATATCGCCCATGGTTCTACTCCTTATGTGTTGTTATTATTTAACTACCTTAGTCAATGCTTTCATAAATTCATTCCAGTCAAGAGGCAGTTCATATGGCAATCGGCCATAAGGGCCACGACCACCACCCGGATGAGCTGGTCTTTTCTGGGTGAACAGAAATCGGAATCCACCAGTTACGTCAATACCGCGTTTCTTTTCCTGTCCAAACCCTTTGTCTTCTTTCTGCACCTTAACTTTAGTGTTGCAAAACAGAATTACATCTGCCCAACGAAAAAGCATATTTACGGCTTTCTCGTTAATGTCAAGAATGTACTGATCGTAGCTGTCACCGGATGGATCGTCAAAGCGTTTAACCTTAACATGTCCGATAATAATACTGGACATCCCTTTGTGGCTTCTCAGGGCGTCCAACCCTTCTGTGATCTGTCTCCAATAGTTCACTGATTCGGTGTATCCTTTGCCATACCCACCGCCAACGGCCTCAATATTCTTTACGTTTGCAGCGTCGCAAACAGCGTTCCAGACAAGAGGCTCCATCGCGCTTGCGCTGTCTAAAACTACGGTTCTGTGCTCATGTTCTTCGGAGTAAAGGGATCCAAGTGCTTCGATAATATCTTCAAATTTATTGCAAACTGGAAACTTTGGGATTTCCAAGTCGTCTGCTCCCTCTTCACCTTTCATCGATAATAGGATAGGAGCGTTCAAGCCGGTCTTGAATATTTTATTGTCCTTAAATTGCGTTCCGCAGGAAAAGGTCGTGTTGTGTGTTACGACCAAATCTCGTCCCGCTAGATAGGTGTGAGAGGGTGAATCGACGGATATACATTTAACAGGGACGGACTTTACAGGTGTAACGGAGACGATAGCATCTTTATTGGCTTTCCTTCTGGAGTTTTTTGTTTTAAAGCAGTTAAACTTAAACTTTGAAAACCTAAAAGGATTTTCTTTCGGGAAAAATGCTACACGAAAATTGGGCCCACAATCTTTGCCATTAAGTTTTGCACGACATCTTGTAATAGATGCTTTGACCCCGAGAGATCGAAGCAGTTCGATAAATCCGTCACAGAGACACTCTTTGACCGTTGAGAATTCACACTGGCCTTTGTTGTTGTCGTAGCAACATCCGTCAGTATCCATGAGCCCAGCCAGCAAGCTTCTCCTGTCTTCTTCGGTACTTTCCCAAACTGAAGCATGGGGGATGTGCTTATTGCCTAGCAGGTTTCTGTTTCTTAGTTTTACTTTAAGACCTAAGATCGTAGAAGTCTTGCAGCCAGCAGTTTGGTATGGTTTACCAGTTGATCCCAAATTATTTCCAATTAGAGCGTCCCTGTCTGATATTGTTACTCGACCATCGCTAGAACTTCCATCTCCGAGCCAAACTCCCAAAACATATGGGTCAATGCCTATTACTGAAGTCTTCTTTATCTTGAGCGGGAGCGTGATTGGGACTGCATGATTGTAACGATCTCCGTTGGGAGGTCTAAGGGTCTTAAGGATTTGGCCTGTAGTCAACACTCGTTCTTTATTGTCCCGTATCGACCTTGTGAGCCATTGATGCTCTTTATCGGCTATCAATGAGGCCCCGCTCTTAAACTTCACTTCATAGCAGGTTCGTTTTTCCATGATACCCGTCACATCGGTAACGCGTACCATGCTGCCGTCTCTATCAAAGACATAATCCCCTCTTTTAATAAATTTCAGTGGTTGCCATCCCCTGTTTGTAAAAATTGGGGTATTGTAGTCGAGAGCCTTCCCGATCTTTTCAACACCTAGAACCAGGATCCTTGGTGCTCTTAAAATTGTTTCTTTTTTAATACTGTTAAGGTCAAACGTCATTGTTAGTAACTCCTTCCCTTTCCTCTTTTAACTGCTGTTTGGCGAATATAATGATTTTAAGCTTGCTAATATCACCCCACCTAATTCTATGCGCACACGATTGAATGTACTGGAGTAGCAAAAAAGTTCTTGACGATCTTACACAGGTAGAATGTTTGTTTTGACCTAATTTAGAAAGAAAAGTCCTTTCGTTCGACGTTGTGTATCTCATACATCACCTCCAAAAATTCGGCATAAAAAAAGACCGAAATCATAAAGCGGTGTGTGGCCTGCTTCGTAGAAATCGGTCTTTTTTTATGCCTATTGTTTGTTTGATCATTAAATATCCCCACACGGAATCAAAGTTTAAGCCCGATAAAAACACACTTTCAAAAGTCTGTCAAGATTTTATTTTTCATTAAAAATTTTATTTAGATGTCGCATTCTCTTCCAATAACTTTTAGTACCTACCTTCCTGCCTGATCGCCTACCGTCAAGAGTAAATATCCAGCGATTCCTGAAAGCAGCTGCAACAAATTTAAAATCATCCTCATACTGTGGGTTGTTATGAATCGCGTCAAGAAGCTCTTCTTTCCGAGCCGGTGTAATGTTTGGGTTTGTTAGCTGCCATGCAGCGTTCCGGATGATCTGGACATCGCCTTTTACCTGGTCGTCAACTTGTGCCTGAGTTAATTTCAGCTCATAATACATCGCAAGAGATGTCGGGTCCGGATCAATTTCGTTTTTACGTTTCTTTATCAGCTGGTCCCATGCCTGTGCTCTTTCTTCTTTACTGGAGATAGAAAACACATTAACTGCCTGGTCGAATGATAGCCTTTTAAACGATGCTTTAAACGGAGACATTTTGGCCGTGGCTTTGATGTTTTTCTGCTGTCTGGCCGTAAATCCCTCGTAATCCTCTGCAGGGATTATTTTTCCTTTCCGGATGCTATTGATTATCTTTCTGCGACGATCTGATTCCTCAGCGTCCGCATGAGAGATGTTACTGCGACCTCCTTTTTCTCGGTTGTAGTCAATCATCCTCTTCTGAGCCGGTGATCTCGTGATATATGCGGGAGCCGGCGATATTCCGGACGCTCCTATGATCCATGAGACGGACGTTTTCTCTCCGTTCTCATGTAGCTTCATACCGTTTCTAACAGAAAATGGCATGAACATGTTTTCAACAAAATAAAGCGATCCTTGCGCTAGTCTGGTTAAAGGATCACCTTCTTTGATCTGCCGCCCAAAATAATCTTCATTAGTGAGGAGGTCAACTGCAGTACCCCACAAGGGGTTCAGTTTATGTGTGAGCGTCTTCCATGGCTGTGTCATCCACGCCACTATGTCTTTAGAATAATGTGGGTTAGAAAGCCGCTCAGGGCTTCCGTCGGTATTCTTGCGGCCAGTTTTTGGAAAGTAAAGGTCCTTTGGTTCTTCTGGCGGTTCTCCAGTAAAAAGATATTGAAGCAACGCGCCCTGAATGGCGTAAGAGATCCCAGCTCCGAAGGCATAACCCATTCTGCGAGTGACAACATCCTGATCGTTGCCAATCCTTCTCCAGAACGTCGCAGCGTCCACTGCTCCGCCTCCAAACTCCCTTATCGATCCCAACGTCCAACCAGGAGCACGAAAGGCCAGCATAACGATCTCCTTGACCGTCCTGTTCCAGTTCAGGTTATCATACCGGAGTTGACCCATCCTGTTATCAACATTATCCCATGCACTGGCAAGTTCTGACTGTATCCGGATATCGTCCCAATCCTTTTTATTGGCCTGTTCATAGACATCGGAAGCCATATGGTAAAAGATCCCTAATTTAAGGCGCGGTACCTCCATCTGCATGATCGGAATAGAAAGTCCTTCGATCAGAGCCATGGAAGCATGAATCGGTGCTGCCATCGCACCCTTAACTTTGCCAGAAGCATCTTTGCTAAATTTAACATCTCTCAGGGCCTTAAGTAAATTGCTCCCGGCATTATTCCTGTATGCTGCATCCATGGTCGCACTACCACCGCCATCAATTACGGCCTGAACAATTTTTCTCATAAAAGGATCTTCAATCTCGCTAAGTTCCTGCCCCATGGCCTTCATTACTTTGTCGCCGGTAAGATAATCTGAAACCGGAGCTTTCCATGATTTCTTCACCCATTCGTCGATTGCACCACTAACATCTCCCCTTGAGAGTTTCTGCAGGCCAAGACCAATGTGCGTATTTATACTGTCTGATGCCACATTAATTCCGTGAAACGCGCTTAAGCCGTGACTTGCCATCAGGGTAACATTCCGCAATTTGCGAAGGCCGTCATAGATGTTTCTGGTGATGAGACTTGGGCTCGAGCCAAGGCCCGGGGAAAGATGTCTGTTAAGAATTGTTGCGGCTTCTTTAGGTACGGCCCACTTCCCAATTTCAAGAACTCCCGGTTGAGTATGTGTTGACGATCGGGTCCCGAGAACTACCGATCTGTCAAGATTCAGCAGTGGTTTTACAATATCGTTATCATTTAAGAAGGTTTTCCATGCTGCAGAGATCTTCGGGGCAACCTTTGCCATTTTCTCCGGAGCTGCAAGCCATGCTTCAAGAATTACAGCTTCCTTCTCTTCTTTTTTACGGCGGTACCTTTCCCTCGTTTTCCCAAGATCTCCCAGGGTCTCGTCTCTGAGATCAGCTAGGGCCTGAAATTCTTTCCGGATCGCAGCACGATTAGCAGTTTGCTCGAATTTTATGGGCTGTCCTTCACGTTTACCGCTTTCATGTACGCGGCCGATCGTATGGTCGCCATGCAGCATGTAATTAAATAAATCGTACTGGTTTCCGATCTGATGGCCTATTTCATGAGCCAGCACAGATGTTGGTCCTGCGAATCGAGTCTCTATTTTGTTTTGACCGGGATATGACAAACCCCATACTTGACCGCGCATTTTTGCTACACGTTCATGGGAAACGCCCATTCTGGTCGCTACGCCCATGAGTTGGTCCACAAGAAGCTTGTCATATGCTTCAGGGAGGGTAAGCTCAGGTGTCACCTTAACTTCCATATCCGGATCGTCAATAAACTCCCATCCGGCCTTTTTATAATTCTTCTCTAATGAAGACGGAACGAATACAGCCATGCCCAGCTCTTTAAAATCCTGTTTGATCCTCTTGCCGGCAACGAAACGATTCATCTCATGAAGTCTTAAAATTGTCATCTCAACCGGATTGTAATGGGCCAACTCAAGGCCAGCATCAAGGCCGTCTTTTAACGTGAGATATTTTCTTTTATGAAGGAAGCCTTTCGGGACCAGTCTTCTTTTAGACAGTAATCCGGAAATCACGTCAGAGGCATGTTCTGGTCTTTTAAATAAGTGAGGGAAATAATTTTCAATATAATCTTCTAGTGCACCAAACTCCTGAACCCTTTTACGGCCCTTGTCCAACATTTCACGCAGGAGTGCTGCAGCGTCATCCAGTTCTGTTGTTACTTGAGGACGCGCACCTTTTGGATCCTCCATCTTGTCAATAAAATCAACGATGTCCTCCGGAGCCATCCAGTGAAACTGTTTGCCCGTCTCATGAAGCTTGGCCCGTGTCATCTCGTCAAGCTGAGCGGCTTCTGCGGTTCTTTTTCTTTTAACTAATGCCGCGACTTTTCCAATAACCCCACGTTTATGAGGCATAAGGATCTCCATTACATTGTCGGCAACTTCCCCTGCAGTCATTTTTGCCTGGGCAACTTTAGTCAGGATCTCGTTTGAAGGTTCATTCTGGGAATAACTGTCATCATCTGAAACTGCGACGTTTGCGTTTCCGGAGGATCCACCGCCTTTTTTCTTCTTGTCGTCGGGCAGGTCAGTCTGCTTACCCTGTTTCTTTTTCCTTACTTCGTCAAACTCGAAATCTTCGCCTTTTGCGTCTTTCTTGGCCTGTTCCAAATCTGCTGCAGCGTCGCCATCAGTTTCGGTCTTAAACATTTTAGGCTGAACAGGCTTTGCCTTCTTTTTCTTACCCTTGTTTTTTTCTTTTTGCTGTTCGAGAATAAGAGGCTCTTTGGTGATATCTTCTCCGGCCTCTATTTTTTTATTTAGAGCGTCCTGCCCTTCCTGTAAGCTTTTGTCGAGATCCTCAATGGTAGGTTTTTTCTTTTCCTTGGAAAGAATATCTGCAGTCTTTACCAACATGTGTCCGATGTGCTCATGTTCTGTGTTGTTGCCAGTCTTCGGGTCCTCCATTGACCAGCGGCCATCTTCTTTCTTGGTCCCCCTAAACCTGTCATTGATGTGGAGCCCTCTTCCGCCCATAACCTGTCTGATGTCAAGATCGTCAAACATGGCAATCTTTTCTAGCTCAGTTTCTGTCAGATTAGGCTCTTTTTTTTCGTCCTTAAGCTCATAGTCTTCCCGTTTTTTGTCCGGAGCTACTTCTTCACCCGCAGGCTTTTTAACAGCTTCTTGCTTAAGTTTATCAATCTCCCGCGCTTTTTTAGCAGATTCAGCTTGCAAGAATTCCTCTTCGAAGTTGTCTTCTTTGCCCTGCTCAACCTCTTTTTCTATTTCAGCTTTCCGTTTGTCTTCACCCTCAAATGGTTTCTGCTCTTTTCTGTTGTCAATTTTTTCGTGATGTTTAAGCCTCTTGAGCTGTCGTTCTTTTATTGCCAGTTGTGTCTTTAAGTCCCTTTCTTTTTCTTGCTGTCCAGCGAACCATTTTATAGTTTCGTCGGCGGCTTGATCTGCCTCTTCTTTGGAAAGCCCAGCTTCGATGCTATCTCGGAGAACTTCTTCCCGTATGCTTTCTTCCTGAGATCTCTCAGCTTTGCTAATTGCTGTTCGTTCAATGCCTTCATCTGTTAGCTCCTTACTAATATAATTTTCATACTCCTGTTGTTGAATATCGGCCTCATCAGATGCCTTCTGTGCGATGTCTCCAATTGCAGAGACTTCTGTTCCGGAATAAGATTCCTCCATTTTCTTAAAAAAGTCATCGATGTCAGCTTTTCCATGCTCATCTGTCTTGATATATCCTGCTTCGGCCAGAGATTCTGCCATATGGTCAATACTCATTCCACCTTTTTTCCGGAGAACAGGTCTTCCAACCATTTTGGTGTTAATTCGTTTATCTTTTGACATGTCAGAGATTATGGATCCCCATTGTCCATGAACATCATCAAAGTCTAAACCGCCGACCTTTGAAATGTGCTGCAGCATAGTGTCGGGTTTCTTAACCTTTAAGCCTTTACTTTTAATTTTGGATCCGATTTTGTTTCCCGGATCCTCTTTCTGCCTTTTTTCAATTGCAGAGATCAATTCAGTTTTTTTCATGTTAGTTTTAAGGCCAAGCCCTTTGGCCAGTGCTCTAATTTCTTTAAATGGTTTCGCCTGCAGGTCAGAGTTTGGTAATACTTTGTCAAGCTGATCTTCCAGATCTGCCGGTTTTTTGTCTTGCACGGCTTCTTGCACGCCCTGTGGAAGTTGCGTCTCATCACCGGCAGGTTTTATCTTTTCCTGCACTTCAGCTACAGTTTTATCCTCTTCCTTCGCTTGCACGGCTTGCACTTCAGGTGTAATTTTCTCACTCCCACCAACTCCCACCTCCTCTGTCGTGGGAGTAGTTTCTTCCTCTTCTGACGCCTCAGAAACCAACCCTCTCGCATTGTCAGCAAAAGCCGATCGATCTTCTTTAGACATCTCCGGGAGACCGTATTTTGCAAAAACCTTCCGGGATGGTTTTTCTTCACGGGCCAACTCTATTGCTTCCCCTGGGTTTTCTGAAACCCATGTCGCTGTCCCAAGCTCGGTCTTTAACACTTCTTTCTCAATTTCACGGCCTAAAGCGATTTCTGTGTCCTCTTTTGACTTAGAGGCGCGATGGAGCATGTTTTTCGTAGTTTCTTTGTCAAGGCCATATGTGTTTGCAAGGGAATCAGTGAAAGCATCACGTTCTTTTAGGTTTTTTTGACCTTTCCATCCTTGATACGTCCCGGTACCACCAACAGCAAGGAAGGTCTGCATTATCGTGTCAATAGCCGTGTCCCAAAGTGCCTTTGGTTCCAAGGCGTTCGGGTCAATATCGCTTATTTTCCTATTTGCGCTATGAAGCCCTTCTGTGATTAACTCTTCCGGGGCCTCACGCCCAAGACTTTTCCCGATGTCCTTCATTACCTGCTTAAAGCCTGCTCTTATGATTTGTTTTCCGCCGCCAAACATTGACTCGAAGCCGCCCCAGCCAAGTTTTTGAAATATGCTGGCAACGGCTCCCTCGATTACTGCAGCCCGACCGGCATAAAGTAAACGATCTGAACCTTCAAGACCTTTGTCTGTAGCAGTAGTTAAAGCATCATTTCCCTCAAAAAGAGAAAAACCGGCAATGATCCCATAAGGACCAGCTCCAGCAAGTCCTGCAGCGGTAATCACAGAGTCAGCTGCACCCCTGACCCATCCGACACCTCTTGCGCCTTTTCTACCAAGTTGTTCTATATCTTTCTGCCGAACGCCCTCCTGAAAAGTCTGGTTGGACCGAATCATCTCATCTGCAAGCTCAGGATTGAAAGGCCGATTAGTAAGTGCGGCAACCTTTGAGATTGTTCCTAAGCCAAGAGCTGAAACCTGCCTCCCGACAAAATTATCAGGAATTAAAGAGATGTCTCTTTCCGTCCGTGCCTGGTCGAGTTTACGATCGTTTCCCTCAATCCGCATATCAGCTGCAGCAGACGCATTTTCAGCTATTTGTGCTTTCAGGATCGCATTCTCAAAGCCAACAAACTGTTCGGTGTATTTCTTTTTGTCAGCGTCAGACTCTCCGGCTACAAGATCCTCAGCTGTCAAGCCCATGTCCAGAGACTGCCGTACAAAGTCTTCAGAGAAGTTCTCTTGTCTCATTTTTATGTCGCCTCTTCTGTACTGTCTTTAAGGAGTTGAAGTCGTTTCAGGTCCGCTTTTTCTTTTATTTTCAGTGCATCTTCCATGTCTTTGAGGCCGTTGCGTTTCTGTTCAAGAGCCTTAATCTCTTCCTTGGCCTGTTTCTGCCTTGCATCACGGGTCCCGGAACTAAAATATGTCTCTTTTTTACGTTTGCTAAAAGGCTTCTTCTTAGAGCCTTGTTTTCCGTGAGCTTTAACCTCAGTGGCAAGAGCTTCTTTTGCCTTAGTGAGTTCATTTTCCAGAGAATCCAAGCTTTCAATCTGTCCGTTCTCGGATCCGATCCTGAGAGCGTTTAGCTTGTCCCTTGATGCCTCAACCGCTCCAGCAGCCTTGTTCCATGCGATTTTAAGTGCAGGCTGGTCATAAGCTTGTGATGGAGCAGGGAAGTCCTTAACTTCGACCACTTCCTGTTCTGCGATAGTTGCCTCCGGGCCTTCTTGCTGAACGCCATCTGGTTGCCCCTCTACAGGCCCAAATCCGCCTTCTGACAGACTTTGCTGCATCTGCCCGACATCTTGTTGCTGAGTACCAACTGGTTGTCCCTCTGTAGGCCCAAATCCGCCTTCTGCGCTAGCATCTGAGAGTCCTTTCGCACGGTCAACTATCTCCTGCACTTGCCCGACACCATCTGGCTTCGGGCCGTAGCCAATCATCTTAAGCCTTTGCTGATAATATTCATTAGCCTTCTCAGGATTCACTACGTTTGTGATCGAATCAGTCGCCAGATCAAAGGACTGCTGACTAATGTCGATCTTGTCTTTATCGCTAAGGCCCCGTTTTTCAGTATCTTTGACTTCGGTATTCCCCTCTAAATCCATGCTAAATTGTCGGTTGTTCCCTTCGTCAAACCAGACATCTCCGGGGCCTTGCCCTTTCGGATGCCGGGAAGGATCTTGCCGCTTAAAAATAGGTTCTATGTTTGCCGCTTTAGCTTCCAGCATGCGAACAGCTTTAACTTTTTCATCAGGACTAAAATCAGGATTGTTCTGGACTTTATAGATTTCGTTTCGTAGTTTCTCTTCATCATGTTTCTGTTCTGCAGTCAGCTCATAGTCAAACATGTCACGGTCAAGGCCGGCATTAAAGAGAGTATCTTCACGGTCAAATAATCGGTCGCGATCGGACTCATTAGCACTAAAAGATTGCTTTCGGTCTAGCAGTTCCAGTTTATTAGCATTCCGATTTTCTTCAGTCTTAGAAAGGAAATCCTGCCGGCTATTCTGCCGAGTCTGCCGGTCTAGGATATCTAACCCTTTTAATTTTGTTTTTCCAAGTTGTTCACCTCGTCCTCCTGCGAATTTTGCGCCGAGTACCGATGCAGGGTTTGCTCCATGTTTCATTTCGATAGCCATTATTTACTCCTAAAAAGTTAAGGTCGATTTTTACAGAACCTGTATCGTTGGTTCTTCCGCTTCTTCAGGGTCTTCCCAAGTTACATCCTTCACACGGTAACGAAGAAAGCCGCACCCATCAGGGATAAAAGTAACATACATGGTGAAATACTCTCCAGGCACAGCATTAAACCCCATAGCGTTCAGCTCTTCCAGGGTAATTACACTTTCAAGAGTGATATCCTCCCCCAAAGCTAGGCCCGAAAAAACGTTGTGATTTTCAAAATACGGCCCATGAAAAACTATAGGGTCAAAAGTATCAACAACCTCACCAAAAACCACCTGTGTTTTTCTTTGCAGGTTGGTAAAATCCGGCCAGGACTCATACATGTAATAACCTGGGCCAGGGTTCCACCCGTCATCATCATAGTGAAGACAGAAACCTCCGTCAGGGCAAGTGTAAACCCCAGTCTCTCTTGGTTCAACGAGACAGGCCCCGTCTTCCTCTGGAGCGGGGGTAGGCTCCTCAATGGTAAGGACAGTTGGTGTTACAATAGCGACATCATGACTGGACAACCTCCAGTCATGAAAAACAATTCCCCGCTGATTTTTATGTAATCTCCAAACATATTTTACCTGCCTGGTTCCCCAACGCCAATCAACTGTATTGTTTGTCTGCAACCACCATCCGTCTGGAGGTATTCTAGGGTCTTCTGAAGTTCCTGGCCACACGTAAAGCCAATAATATGTAAAGTAAAGGGTAGAATAAAGATATTGACTATAATAAATATTGTTGCCATAAAAAATATTCTCACTACCTCGAACTCCCAATGGAGATCTGTAACAAACACCTAAAGGGCTTCTGCCCGGAGCATCAATCATGCTTCAGCCTCCGCCGCCCAACATCGCCCAGCATTGTTCAAGTCAACCCAATGCTCTTGAAATTTTACAGCAATAATTTGCTCTCCGATTAAATATGGCGGAGTAATAAATTGGTCTTCTTCTTCTCCGTCATATTCGCCATCATCTACCCCGGTAGCTGTGCGACTAAAATTGCCTACATAGACATATGCTATTTCATCAACCGTTTTCTGGTCAAAAGGAGAGCGCCTAAGCATGTAAGGTTTATACACTATAATTCTCTGCCCGTCATCAGTAGGATCGGTCTTCCTGCACCAAATAACATCATAGAAATCAACAGAGTCAGTATCAAAACCTATGACATCCATAACCACGATATCGCCAGAAACATCGCCAAAATGCAACATCTTCCCAGACATGGGGTCAAAGGGATGTTGAGGCATCCCGAAGGGCCTTGTCTTTCGGAGTCTAGGGACAGCCATTAAGGAGTGCCCCCTTCGATAGACCCAACACCGATCTTAGAGACTGCATCCCCAATAGAAGTAAGATCAGGATACGAATCGGTCCTGCGCTCTACAAACGTACACAGGCCAACAACTGCCTGATTTCTCATGTCAAGCCGTTTCACGGTTAACTCATTTATTAGTTTCCAGAGACTCTCTTGTGCTGTAAATTGCCGGGTTTGTTTGTCTTTCATGCCATCATAAA